CTAACACATATTTTTCACCCCTTGTTGTTGAAGTCGATTTAGTTGGAAATACAATTGATACATTATCTGATATTGTTGCTGGAGAACAAGTTAAAGATGTTAGAAATGGTATTTTAACATATTATGATAAAGATAGAGTAATTACCAAACAGTTTAACCTATTTGAAATAAAAGATGATGTTACTGATGTTCCATTGTATGAGGTGAAAGAAAAAAGAGATAATATTGATGAATCACAAGATTTTGAGACAGTTATTGATGAAATTCAATAATTATTGTTTCAAAAATACTAGTATTAAAAAATCCCGATGTAAAGTATTGGGATTTTTCTTTTTAGTGTATTTATATTAAAATATTAAACCTGTGGCAAAAGTAAAAGTTATAAATAATAATCTTGACCAGAATTTAAATGGAACGTTTTTTAATAACACCGCATCTGAAACAATATTTTCTTTTGGTAGGTTTAGTGTTACTTCAAATTTCGATAGTAGAAAATATATTGATTATTCGAACACTCTAAGTTCTTTTGTTCGCACAGTTACGTTGGAAACAATGGGTATCAGTAAAACCCAATCAAAAATTCTTGAATTACGTACAACAAATGCTGTTTTAAATCTTGATAAATCTGACTTAAATACTTTTATTAGGTTTGGGTCGGCTTATGAATTCTTAAGAGTTACGATTGAAAAGATAATCACCAATTACCCGGGAAGTCTTTTCATGAGTTCGCAAGTACAGCGAGGTGGAAATAAAACATTTTATGATTATGAATATAACGTTGTAACCAACACATCAACATTTAAAATACCATATAATGCAAATTTTAACTGTATTATTAATACGTTTGGTTTGGTTTATAATTATGGAAATGTAAGTGTTCCTGATAATAAGGAATTAAAAAATTTAAACCAATCACATGGTGATTATATTGTCTGGTCAGCACAAGCACCTGAACTTAATGATTGTACGGTGCTTGGATATACAGGAAACACAACCAATCCAACAAAAGATAATTATAATTGTTTATTGCTTAAAGTACGTGGGAATCCATTTTCATATGTTACTGGAAGCACATCGGGGTTCACCGATTTTCATATAAGACCAAATACTTTTATTTTTGAAGAGTTTAGGGCACTATTAGATGATTATGAAAAATACATTCTTTCACAGCGAGACGGCATTGATGGTTTTAAATTCACGCTCAAAGACCCAACACTATTAGATAATGGGAATATTGAATATACTGATTCTCAATTATTGTGGTCAACGGGTGATAAATATAATATAGATGTTAACACACCAAGTTATCAAAGATTTTTAGAAATTATTCTAACCATTGGTGCAAAATATGATAAAATTAAAACCGATTTAATTGCCAGATTCTTAACACCCGCATCCATTAAACAATATGACCTCACCGAAGAAGGTAAAATGACCAAGCTATTAAGAATATATGGCATGGAATTCGACCAATTGAGAGAGTTCATTGATTCTTTAGTTTATATTAATAAGGTTACATATGATAAAGTAAATAACATACCTGACCAATTGATTATGAATATGTCAAGAACATTTGGTTGGGATTATTTTTCACTTGTAAATGAGAATGAATTGGTTGATAGCTTTTTAACAATTGATGAAAATGAAAGAAACTTAAATACAGATTTACTTCCCGCAGAAATTGATGTAGAGCTTTGGAGAAGAATTTTAATGAATACCAGCTATTTCTGGAAATCTAAGGGTACTCGTGAAGCAATTAAATCAATGTTTTTATTGATTGGCATACCAGAACCTTTCATTAATATTACTGAATATATATATACCGTTGACGGTAGAATTAATCCCAATACTGTTGCATTGGAACAACAGGATTTTCCAACTAATTCATTACCTTATGATAATAGTGGTTATCCAGTTGCACCATTAGAAACAAATGATTTTTATTTTCAAGTTAGTGGTGATACTGACAGTGGTCAAGCGTATATGGATGTGTTTCGTATGGCAGGTTTTAATTTAAAAAGAGTTGTTGATAATAAAAAATCTTGGGTTTTAAGTGGTGAAACAATAAGGGTGGATGATACTACACCACAATATTTTCAAGCCGACAGTAGATTAGTTTTAAATACAAAAGAAGTTGATGTTGCATTAGATACTGCAAGAGGTATTGAATATGATGTATTTAATTATATTAAATACCAAGACTTTGTGGCAAATTCGAGTGGATATACATTACCATATTCATATGTTAATATTTCATTAGGTGTTAGTGGTGCTCAATCAACATTTCCATTACCCGTTGATTATGATTCAAATAAGGTATTGGGTGACCTTGAAGTCAGATATAATGGTATATTATTAAATGCACCAAAAACTGGTTTAACAACAGGTATCACATATCAAGCAGATTATATTATTGACGAAACTTCGAAAACATTTACATTAACAGGTGAAACAGCAATGTATGCACATAATAATGCTAATCGTAGAGATGTTATTCAAGCGACTTTCGTATATAGTGGTGGAACACAACCAGTAAGTGGTATAACCGTTCAATATATTGTTACAAGAGTAAAAGCTAATTCAATGGGTACTGCAATTCCATTGCCAAGCTATCCACGTGGTGATGTACAGGTAACAATCAATGGAATTGCACTTACAAAGGGTACACCACAATTTGCTGCAGATTATATATTAGACCCAGCAAATACAACTGGTTCGAGTCGAATCATCATATCAAATCCAGATGTTATTACATATTTATATTCTAATCCCGATGTACAGGTTGCGTATGTTGAGGTGGTTGGTAGTAATGATATTAGTGCCAGAAGTGAAGTTGTAAGAGTAGATAGTTTCAATAGTGGTAAGGTTTATTTCAATAGTGGTGCAAATAAATATGTATATAAACTTAATTATAAAGCAAATAATGCCAGTGACCTTAAAGTTTTAATTGATGGTATTGCATTAGAACCTGATATGGATTACAGTATAAATACGCAAAATAAATTCGAAGTATTTTTGCCAAGTGGTATTAGATATGGTACGATTATTAGTGTGTATTATCTCGTTGCAAACAATGAATATTTCACACCTGTGGTTGCAAATACTTTTGGTGTTGGCGATATAAGTAATTTATCGTTTCTTGAATTCATTGAATTAATACAAAGAAGGATGATAAATGCAAGGACAAGAAAAACTATTGGTGATTTCAAAGGTGGTTATTATCCAGCATTGTTAAATGTATATATTCAATATTTAAAAAGAGGACTATTACCTAATGGCGACCCGTTACAATCGAATGGATATACGTTTCAAAATCTATATTCATTTTTGAGTAAATATAATGCATTTTTTCAAAGATTTGTTGACCAGTTATTATCTGCTACAATTATAATAAAACAAGGTGGTTTATTGGTGAGAAATACTGTATTTACTAAACAGAAATTCATGTATAAAAGAGGTGTTAATGTGCCTTCGAATAATAGAATACTTTTACAATATTTTGGTGACAGTGGAAGTCAATTTCTTGTTGACCAAAATTACTATGAGCCAGCACCACCGAGTGCCGTGATTCCAACACTTACAACAGGTAATCCACAATCTGTTGGACAGACAAGTTCAATAATATTTAATAATAATGTCATATCAGATGGGGGGTCATTTGTTACCGAACGTGGTGTTGTTTATAGCACATCACCAAATCCATTATATAGTGGCAATAAAACATCTGATGGTATCGGTACTGGTTTATATACAAGCACGTTAAATTTACTTATGCCGAGTACGTTATATTATGTCAGAGCTTATGCTGTTAATGGTGTTGGTCTTGCATATGGTAATGAAAAACTATTTACAACACAAGCAGTTCCTGTTGTACCTATATTAGAAACTAAGCCGCACACTAGTGTAACCACTACATCAATACTTGGTACTGGTGGTCAAGGTATATCACCTTCTGGTATATGGCTCACAATTGATTATTATTTCATGGAATATAAAGAAACTACTTCTGGTACTTGGTTACAGACATCACCATCAGCAGGATTTATTATGGTTAATAATTTTACTCAAAACATAAGTGGTTTAGATTCAAATACTCCATATAACTATCGTGCTGTTATGGTGATTGATGGTATTTCTTATTATGGAAACGTACTCACTGTATACACAGCAGCTATAACACTAGTAGCACCAACAGTAACAACTGCAGTGGTAACATCCATAACACCAACTGGTGCAACAGGTGGTGGAGAAGTAACATCTGCTGGTACATCTGCAATTACTGAACGTGGTATAGTATGGAGTATGACAGTAAATCCAACAACAGGAAATACTAAGGTAGTTGCTGCTGGTACAACAGGTAGTTTTACCTCACCAATAACTGGTTTAGCTCCAAACACCACATATCATGTTAGAGCATATGCACGAAACGCTCAAGGATTAATTTCATACGGTGTTGATAGAACGTTTACGACAACATCTAATCCTGTTGAAGTATTTTTTAGTTCAGTCGTAGGAGAACAAGCAAGAATGTCTGCAGATAATTTAAATAGTCAGGTTCTTTCAATTACATTTAGTTATACACTTGATGCTAATTGTGATGCAGTTTATCCTGAAACATATAGTTCGGGATATGCTAATATTAGTATATCGTTGAATGGTGGAAGTACTTGGACAACAATAGATAGTGTTTATATTGAATGTAATGGTGCTAATTCGAGTAATTCTGATACTGTGGTTGGAACATATGTTGTAAATGGAATTACTGCTGCAAACATTGGTTTAATTAGGTTTAGTGGTGATTATCGCTGTAGTAGTACGTTTGATGGTGCAAGTGGTGGTGTTATGATTATCATATCATCGGTTGTTGCTAATGTAGGTACTGCAAATGTTAAGTGTAACAATAAGTTTTCTATTGGTTGTTATAGTACTGGTGATTTATCTTGTACAATATAATAAAAATAATTTCATGTATTTATGGTAAATAAATAATAGATGGCATTCATTGAGAAAAAAGACCCTGTAGTATTAAACATTAAATTAACCTCAAAGGGTAGAGAATTACTATCAACAGGTAAATTGAATTTTAAATATTTTGCAATTGGCGATAGTGAAATTGATTATGATTTTGTTAGTGCCGTTAATGCTATTGATAATAGCTATACTGCATTTAACTCATCAATAATGAGACCAATGGATAATAATCCGAGTATTATTTCATTTATTCCTCAGAATCTATTGGGTGACCCATATAATGTAATATCCTCAATACCAACAACATGGTATCCAGTTACTAATACTGTTGAACCAATTGGTTTTTTTACCAATACTTATGATAATACATTTACTTTCATAAAAGACACTAATCATGTTAAACAACCTGATGTGATGATTGATATGAGTGGGGTTACTGGTGGAACTAAATTAACGTTAAAAAAAGGACCTGAATATGGAACAAGCGGTGAAGAACCAGAAGTTGGAGATTTTGTTCTGGTAAAATGGACATTAAACGCAGATACTACAGGTTTTACAAGTAACAAGAACATACCAACGCCATTTTTAATTTATCAAATTGTTAGTGGCGTTAGTGGTAATTTAGGAAGTGGTTCAGTTGTAGTTACTGTTGATAGAGAGTTACCTGATTTCAGTAGTTATTCACCAACAGTTAAAGCTGGTGCAATGATATATTATAATCAAATTACTTTCAGTGGTGCATCAATACTTAATCAATTTTCAACCGATTATCTCGATGAGAGCGTATTATCATTTCTTGAAAACAGCCAGTGCCCCACAGTAATATTCCCTTTCTGGAATATGTCAATTATTTTCACAGAAGAAATTGCTGGTGTGTTGTCTGGAACAACTAATAGAAAGTATACGCAATTTAAAAGTAGAACGTATGGTGGTTTTGTATCATATATTCAAAGTCAACAACCATATTATAAAAAATTGGGTGTTATTCATTACACCAATCAATCTCCAGCTAACGTATATGCAGAAGGATTTTATCAATCAACACCTAAATTAGAAATACCTTTAATAATGTGGCATAAATCCAGTGGTGAAACATTGGGTGTTACATTAACTGCTGGGAATGATTATACTTTAGTTGATTTAGGTATTCATTATTACGATTTGGTTGATGAAAATAATAATATTGTCGGTAAGATATTCGATGAACTAAAAATGTTTTTAATTGAAGACCAAGAAATGTTAAATGCAATGTCATATAAATCAAATAGGTCGTGGACACTTCCAGAATTCGGATTAACTGCTGGAGGTGGTTATATTGCACCACCACCAGCACCGCCAACATTATTCGTTCAAACAGTTATCGGTGAAGCAGGTTCGATTAAAAACACTGGCGGTAGAAATATAATTGGTTGGGATATAGTTACTGAGTATGGGGTACAATATAAGTTGGCTACTGACTCAGATATTCCAGCAAACTGGTTAAAAGTATCTAGAACAACAGCACTTACTGGTGATAGTTTTACTATAAATATCGAAGATACTTTATACAATACAACATATAACTATCGTGCATATGTAAGAAATGGAAATAACGAATTTTTTGATAAAGCAAATACATATGTAATTACAACACTACCTGAACCAGTTGTTCCACCAGCACCTCCAGTAATTATACCATCTGTTGATACTGAAAGAGGTGCTGCTGGAATTGGAAGAATCGAAGATACTGGTGGTTATTCAATACCTTCAAATGTAAGTGTTGCAGTTGAAAAATATGGTATGATGTATAAACAAACAAGTCTTGCCGATACACCAGCTAATTGGGATAGATTTCCTGAACGTGGGATGTCAGGACCATTACTCAGCACTCGTTTCGATTCTACTATAACTGGTTTATTACCAAATACCTCATATCAATATAAAGCATATATTCAAGTGGCTGGAGTTGAATATCCAGACGTTGCATTACCGTATGCTAAACTTACAACATTAGCACAACCAGTACCAACAGTTTATATACCAGAAGTTGAATCAGGTATGATATCTACACAAACAGTTGTAAATACAAAAGTAAT